CGTCCATGGTTAACGCTCATCTGTTTGGATTGCTTAATGATGTGGCCGACAAGTGGGACCTGCGAGTAGTTTTCATGGGAGATCCTGCGCAGCTACCTCCTGTGAAGGAATCCGAAAGCCTCGCTCTGCAAGGTGGCGTAGGCATCCAGCTAACTCGGGTGATGCGACATGATAACCAAATCCTTACCCTTGCGTCAGCTCTTCGAGAAGTTGTATTTAGTCCGGCTCCTTCAATCAAAATTGCCTCTGACAACGACGGAGAGGAAGGAGTTTGGAAAATCAGCAAGCTTGATTTCCGAAAGCAGATCTTCGCCGCAGCGGCTCGTGGAGAATTCGCTGACGGACGAACGACCAAAATCATTTCCTGGCGAAATAAGGTTGTCGATGAATACAACCAGATCGCCAGAGCAGCTATCTTCGGAGCTTCTGCAGAGCCGGGATTTTTTCTCCCTGGCGATCGAATCGTCGCCGCTGGTCCTTGCGAACGAGGGGATGAACCTCTGCTGTCCACCGACGATGAAGCCATTGTCGAAAAGGTGCTGGAGTGCAAGCATCCCTTGGAGCCGAAGTACCACGCAATGGAGCTGGTATCGCGGACCGAAGATAACCGACTTGTGCGGCTGCTAGTTTGCCATCCCGCCTCTGCGCAACAGTTCGCGAATGACAGCGAGATGCTGGCACATGAGGCGAGGGGCAATCCAAAGCTCTGGAAGCGGTTTTGGGAGCATCGAGAGCTGTTCCATGACATTCGCTTCGGCTATGCGCTGACAGCGCATCGGAGCCAAGGCAGCACCTACACGAATGTCTATGTCGATTACCAGGATATTCTTTACAACCGCAACCGTCGAGAAGCCTTCCAATGTCTCTACGTTGCTGTGAGTCGCGCGCGGAAGAGGTTGTATCTCGCGTAGGGCCTGAATTGACGCGATTTTCCACCGCGATTAATATGGATTAATCGCGGTAAATAACCCTCATAGGAGGCTGAATGCACCACCCTAAAGAAGCCATCATCGATGGAGTGAAGTTTGTCCTCATTCCTGAAGATACTCTTGAATTGGCTGTTACGGTATCTCGTGAGCGGATTTCAACGCAGCAGTTCTCCGCAAAAGAGATGTTGCTTAACAACCGACTTCGCGAATCCAATCCGGAGTTGTTTAAATGACTTCCACCTTCATCAACGAGAACGTCCAACTCTGGCGGCAGAAAGCTGCTACAGGCACCATCACCACTGAGGAAATGAAGCTCGCAATCGAGACCATCCGCAAGGAACGAGCGATGCTTGAGGCTCCGAAGCCGAAGTCCCGAGCAAAGGCTGGCGCAGCAGCAAAGCCGAAGAAACAGAAACCAGAGGATATCAACTCCGACGATTTGCTGAAAGAATTGGGGCTGTAGTAGCTCCGCAATCCGCAGTTCCACTTACCGCACTAAGAGGCTTATCATGACACATGAGATCAACGTTGCAGCTTTACTCCGCGAAGACACTCGCACCATCGCAGTAGCTTTTCCGAAAGGGGTCGATTACCCCAATCAAGCCCTCGCTGAAGGCTCGATGGTCGATATCGAAGAATTCGACAAGCGTTACTATGCTTACGTGACCGATTTCGATCTCAAAGAAGGCGATGCGGTGCTCGTTGAAGCTGCTGGATCGATCAAAGTTGCGATCGTCTGCAAGGTTGACGACACGGTGAAGATCGACCCTGGTCTGCAATACGAATTACGCTGGGTGATTCAGAAGCTCGATTTCTCGCATCATCAAGAAAACCTCATAAAGAACGAGGAAATCAAGGGGCTGGTGCAGCAAGCTTATCAGCGCAATCTCCGTCGTTCGTTCGCACAGCAATTATTGGCGGGGCTCGACGGCAGCGAAGAAAAGGAAAAGCTCGTCGCATTGCTTGGTAAAGCTTAATCCGCAAGACGAACTTCGAACAAAGCATAGAGGCTTATCATGACTGAAAAGAAACTCATCAATCGACTCACTTCATTGCAAGTCTTCCAGCTCTACAAGTATCTCCAGGACAACGAACCGACATGGCTGCCCGGCGTGACTCTCGCCCTCATCGCCGAATCCGCTAAAAGCTCACTGAGCTTCCACGTCAACGAAGCGAATGTGCAGGACGCTCTGCGGCAACTTCACATCAAACTGCCTGTCGGTGCTTCGATTGCCGACTCTCGACGCATTGCTATTCTCAAGCGAGCGATCGAGCAGCTGTATCACAATCTTGCGCAGGAACTGCCTGCCGAGTGGTCGAATCTTTAAGCAGCAATCATCCACCGCATCATCTTTTCTTGAGGCTTATCATGGCACGTCCTACCATCACGGAATTGCAGCAAAAGGTTAATGAGCTGGAAATGGCGCTTCTTCAGGCCAACAACCTCGCGAAAGAAATCGAGAGAGAGCGACAAGCTACCGCACGCGAGGAAGCAGAGCGGCATCACAAAGAGGTCGAAGATTTGAAGAAGCAGATCGAAAGCGAGAAAAGTAGCTATCGTTGGGTCAACGAACGTGCAACAAAAGTCGAGGCTGAATTGGATGCTACACATTCACTTATGGACGCTATTGACAGCCCTTTGCCTCGCAAGCAGAAAAACGAAGACGGCTATGGGACCATTGAAAATTCGCTTGTCTTGCGCATCGGCGTATGGCTCGCGAAGAAGGCTGGAATGGGGGCACAGTAACATCATGCAAAAATTCCGCCCGATGTTCCCTAATGCTGTCGACAGCACCCTGCTCGCCGCATTCCGCGCTTGCCCTCAGAAATTCTTCCTCTCGTTTGTCGAGCACTGGAAGCCTGTTGCGAAATCCGTGCATCTTGTCGCCGGGGGTGCTTTCGCCTCCGCCATCGAACGCGCGCGGGAAGTGTTTTACGTCGAAGGTAAATCTGCCGAAGAGGCTGAAGCCGAAGGCATGGCTGCCCTCGTCAAGTCTTACGGCGATTTCGAGTGCCCGGCGGATTCAGCCAAATCCCTCGAACGCATGCTTGGCGCTTTCGAATTCTACTTGTTCAATTACCCCTTGGGGGCCGACGGTGCAGAACCTATCGAACTACCATCCGGCAAGCGCGGTATTGAGTTCAGTTTTGCTGAACCCCTGCCTGTTGCTCATCCTGTCACCGGCCATCCTATTCTTTACACTGGTCGATCCGACATGGTTGCCAAGCGTCACTCAACCGGGGTCTGGAACTACGACGAAAAGACCACCAGCAGCTTAGGCGCTACGTGGTCGCGGCAGTGGGAAATGCGCAGCCAGTTCACCGGATATAATTGGGCGCTGCTCAAGCAGGGGATCAAACCCCAAGGAACAATCGTCCGTGGTGTCTCCATCCTCAAGACGAAGTATGACACGATGGAAGTCCCCACCTATCGCGCGCCGCATGAAATCGAACGCTGGGAACGGCAGACCGTCCGGGACATTCAGCGGATGATTCGTTGCTGGGAAGAAGGCTATTGGGACTATGACTTCGATGGGGCATGTACAGAGTATGGAGGCTGTCAGTTCCAGCGAGTCTGCAAGTCTTCCAATGCTGAGGAATGGCTGCCCGCGCAATTCGTGCAAAAAGTCTGGGACCCGCTGGAGCGAGAGGAAATCTCTGTTGCCGACTACGAAACTAAGTGGGGGCATGTTCGTCCGGAAGGTGCACCTGTGGCTCCGGGCTTGCCGGGCGTAATGTCGGGGGATAGCACAGCACTGGGTGACGAACTGAAGGGGCTGATGGGATGAGCTTCACGCGCCATTTCTTCATCGGAAATCAGTACCTCGGCTCGGGGGAAGACCGTCTCCGATTCATTCACGGTGAGGCGCAGCAACCCTGGCCCTATGTCGTGTTTTGTTCCGAGTGTGGGGAGATATGGGCGCGCATGCCCGTTGACGGTTCCGAGAGGGAGTGGGGCGTGTTAGGTCGGCATTGCGAGGCGCATTCGCACTTCTCGCGAGAAGTGCCCGGTTCTCTAATAGCTGATTGGGAGCCGGAGTTTTTCAAGTCCTTCTCGCGAGAAATGATCGAGCGGGAGTTTAAGTTGCATATGAATTACTGGGAGCGGCAAAATGGCCAGAGAGGCTGACAATCTATCAGTGGGGGAGCTGGAAGAATTTCTTTTTAAGCTTCCATCGGGGCTGAAGCATCTTCCCGTGAAGATCATTGATGGGGAAAAGGTGTTTTATCTTCAGCTCAAGAACGTGACCTTCACAGATGGGAAGAGATACTTCTCGCTGGAAGCGCTGAAACAGCGTGCTAACTATTCCGGAATTTATCTGGAGCTTTATGGAGAAGATCAATGACTGCAGTAGCCGCTAATGAAGCTCAGTGCTCGACACTTCCTGGTGTGAATGTCATGCTGATGGGGCCTGCGGGTACGGGCAAAACTCACAGCATCGGTTCACTAGTCGAGACAGACCCAAAGCTGCAGGTGTTCTATCTCGGCCTCGAGCCAGGGTTGGAGACCCTGCTCGGGTACTGGAAGGACAAGGGTAAACCCGTTCCGGATAACCTGCATTGGCATCAGTTGGCATCAGCCAAAGCCTCGTTCAAGGATCTTCTCGAAGGGGCTAAGCGTATCAACACGATGTCGCTCGAAACGCTGGCCAAGACACAGGACCCGAATCGAAGCAAGCACAATCGATTTGTAGCACTGCTCGATGCACTGAATGATTTTCCGGACGATCGAACTGGGAAGAAGTTTGGCTGCGTTGACGAATGGGGGCCGAATATGTGTCTTGTTGTCGACGGCATGGCAGGGTTGGCGCAGATGGCGATGTCTCTTGTCGTTGGTAACAAACCGGTCAAGAATGTCAGTGACTGGGGCATCGCGCAGGACCAGATCGAGAAGATAGTGCGGCTGTGGACAGATGCTTGTAAGTGCCATTTCATTCTCATTGCGCACGTCGAGCGTGAGAAGGATGAAATCCTCGGAGGGATCAAATTGATGGTCAGCACGCTGGGGGCGAAGCTAGCTCCGAAGCTTCCTCCAATGTTCTCCGACGTCATCCTCACTGTGCGGGAAGGGTCGAAATTCAGTTGGGACACTGGCAACGGACAGGCGGACGTCAAAACGCGTAATCTGCCGATCCAGGCTGGCCTCAACCCTGACTTCAAGCCCATCTTCACGAAGTGGAAAGCACGTGGAGGCGAGTTCTGCGAGGCCGTGCAGGAATCGAATTGATTTCCCACCGTGATTAATCCATTGTAATCGCGGTAAATAATCCCGAATTTCCCCTGGAGACTCCAATGTAAGCCTTGCAAAAATGTCCTTTTTCTCTGGCATTCGTCCGAGTATAGTAATTCCTACCGGTTCGCCGGTTCCCTCATAGTAGCAAACATTACCAAATCAGGAACCTTTTCATCATGACTTTCGACGCAGATTCCTTCCTTTCCTCTTCCGTTTCCGGCGCTAACTCCACCAAAGTCATTCCGTGTCCGCAAGGTGAATTCCCCGCAGTGATCGAAAAGATCGGAGCACGCCAGGTTCAATCAAAGGAAGGTACTGAAACACGTATCGTGCTTGAAGTGACCTGGCTGGTCGAAGATGAAGGCGCGAAGCAGTCCACCGGTCGCGAGCAAGTGCAAGTCAAACAGGGCCTGTTCCTCGACCTTCTGCCCGACGGCGGTATCGACATGAGCGAAGGCAAGAACGTCGGCCTCGGTCGCCTGCGTGAAGCTCTTGGCCTCAACAGCCCGACGGAAGCCTTCTCGTTCCAAATGCTCCCCGGCCGCATGGCGAAGATCGCTGTCACGCATCGCGACGACCCGAAGGACGCTGAAAACAAGTTCGCCGACGTTCGCGCAGTCACCGCGCTGTCATAATTCTCACGCAATCGCATTCCCCGCAGCAGAACAAGCCGCCCTCCGGGGCGGTTTCCCCTTACACAACACAGAGGTTTAAGATGGCTCTCATTAACCCGACGATTGGCCGTAAAGTGTGGTTCTATCCGCAGAAAGAAGATCTTGACGAAGGCATGAAACAGATCGACCCGAATCTCTGCGAACCGCAGCCCTTCGACGCCACTATTGTCTACGTCCACGGCTCTTCCCTCGTCAATTTGCACGTTCTCGATCATCTCGGCAATGCCTGGAAGTTCGAAAATGTGATCTTGCTTGAAGGTCTGCGGCCGTACGAGTTTCCAGTTCGGTGTGCATCGTGGATGCCGTATCAGCTCGATCAAGCGCGGCGAAATGTGCCGAAACCAGTCGAGCCCGCAGCGTGGAATACCGCACAGGGAAAACATTTCGGCTAATCCTTCCACCTTCCTCTTCCAGCCCGCTTCGGTGGGCTTTTGCACTGAAACCCTCAACCACCTGCACTACAACACACTATGAGCGGCATTCAGCTTATCGAGCGGTCCAAGATCACTATCGACGAAAATCGGCAGCGTAGGGAATTCGAACCCCAAGCATTAGCCGAACTAGCCTCCGGCATTCGTGCACGAGGATTGATGCACGCTATCGTTCTCCGAGAGCGGGACGGGGAGATGGTTCTCGTTGCGGGGGAGCGTCGCCTCCGAGCCATTGAGGAGGTACGCATGCTCGGCGGGGAAATCCGTTACAACGGCACCGCGATCGACGGAGATTTGATCCCCTATGTTACTTTAGGGCAGTTAAGCCCATTGGAAGCAGAGGAGGCGGAACTCGATGAAAACCTTAAACGCGAGGACCTTACGTGGCAAGAGCGGGCTGCTGCATTAGCTCGGTTACACAACTTGCGAAGCAAGCAAGCGCAGGCCGAGGGTCGCGTTCATACGGTTGCTGATACGTCGGTCGAAGTCAAAGGCCGCTCTGACGGGAACTTCCAGAACACAGTACGAAAGGACCTTATCGTATCGAAGCATCTTCACATCCCCGAAGTTGCGAAGGCGAAAACTGCGGACGAGGCATTCAAAGTACTCAAAAAACTGGAAGAAGGTAAAAAAAATCTTGACCTTGCAAAGAAAGTAGGCAACACCTTCACTTCTGATCTGCACAAGTGCTTCAACACCAACTGCCTTAGCTGGATGCTGGCAACCGACCCGGAGCAATTCGATGTTATACTTACCGATCCCCCTTACGGTATGGGAGCTGATTCTTTCGGTGACGGTGGTGGGAAGCTCACAGGAATCGAGCACCACTACAAAGATGATGCAGACAGCTGGCGAGCCCTCATGCAGCAATGGGCCCCTCTCGCCTACCGAGTCGCCAAGCAAGAAGCCCATGCCTACGTCTTCTGCGACATCGACAACTTCCATGAGTTAAAGATGATTATGCAGGGTGCTGGCTGGTGGGTCACTCGCACGCCATTTATCTGCACCAAGCCCAATTCCGGCCGCGTACCACATCCTGATCACGGCCCTCGCCGCCAGTGGGAGATGCTTCTCTACGCCATTAAGGGGCGGAAGAAAACCCTAGGCATCTACCCCGACGTCATCACTACCTTTGCCGATGCGAACATGACTCACGGCGCACAGAAGCCCGTGGCTCTGTTCGTCGATCTGCTCAAACGCTCCTGCCGCCCTGGAGACAAAGTACTCGACAGTTTCGCCGGTTCGGGTACAATATTCCCTGCAGCGCACAGCATGAAAGTTGCCGCTACCGGCTTGGAACAAAATCCTGAATACTACGGGATTTGTCTCAAGCGTATGGAAGGGCTCTCCGAGATGATATCGCAGGAAACGCAAGGTAAAGCCCTGATGAACGAATTGCAACAACTCAAGGGGTGAGAGATCATGGCACGCGAGACAAACAAAGACCGATTGCGGCCCTGGATGCCGGAGAAGGTCATTAACACCAGCACCCCGGTAGCGATGATGGAATCTCCGGAAGATCCTTTGCTGACCTACCCAACAAAGATCATGCACAGGATGATTTTTGTTCGCAATCTCAGTCGACGAGCGATCAGTAAATGCTGCTCGATTGATTGGCAACCTACCATTAAATAACAGGAACCGACAGTGGCCGCACTCACTATCACGCCCTCTGGCCCCCGTAACGCTAAGATCATGGTCGTCGGCGACAGCCCGCATGAACTTGACCTCCGGCGCGGGGAACCTTTTATTGGCGGAGGTGGCTTTGAATTAACGAAAATGCTGCAAGAGGCAGGCATCCGCCGGGATGATTGCTACATGACAATGGTTTTCAAGCAGCGAGTGTTCCCAGGCGAACTACATATCGTTGAGAAGAAGAAAGACATCAGCCCTTCTCATGTGTTTTTCCAGGGCCGATATATCAGCCAAAAACTCTTCGAGGCATGTATCGCCCTCCGCGCGGAGATTGAGCGAGTCAAACCGAATGTAATTTGTACTGTCGGAGACGTCGCCCTCTTCGCTCTCGCTGGGCAGATTTCCAGCTACAACTGGCGCTCGTCCATTATGGACAGCAAACTCCTCGAAGGATTTAAAGTCATCCCGACGCTTCGAGCTGAAATCATCCATACGCAATGGGCACGCAGGCCATGGATGGTGCATGATCTTCGACGTGTGCTACGCAACAGCACTGAACCGGGGCTTTTCCACCGTGATTACAAACGATTAATCGCGGTAGATAACTCGCCTCCGCAGTTCCATATGATGGTCGCTAAGCTCAACTGGCTCCGCGATGAAATCACTAACTCCGTCGAGAAGCGTCCCGTTTCCTGCGACATTGAAACGCGCGGCGGGCATATCACCTGCATTTCCTTTGCGTGGGCTCCGACTGAAGGACTTTGCATTCAACTCGCCCCACTTCACAAGCCAGAGGGCTTCTGGTCCCCCGAACAGGAAGCCGCGCTCGTTCAGCGTATACTCGGCATCCTCATGCATTCGAACGTCCTGCTCGTTGGGCAGAACTTCAACTACGATCTCCAGTACATCGAGCGTCACTGGAACATCCTCCCTGCTCCCGAAAACATCGCCGACACGATGATTATGCAGCATTCTGCATTCTCCTCGATGCCCAAAAATCTCGGGTTTCTTTCCTCGATGTATTGCGACGACCACCTTTACTGGAAGGACGATCGCACCGATTGGAAGGAAGGCGAGGATGGCGAGAACGAACGCACCTATTGGGAGTACTGCACCACCGACAGCTGCCGCACTCTCGCAATCTATTTCGTGTTGAAGTCCGTCCTCAAGCAGATGAAGCTCGAAAAGGTCAACGAATTTCAGCAACGCTTACGCCATCGCGTGCTTCGCACCATGATTCGAGGCGTCCGCGTCGACGAGAAGAAGCGCGCGCAGCTCTCTCTCTCCCTCATCAACGAAGCACAAACCCGCAACAACTGGCTCCGAGAAGTCCTCGGCTACGACATAAACATCCGCTCACCGAAGCAGATGCAGGATTTCTTCTATCGCCAGATGGGTATCAAGCCCTTACATTCTAAAACCGGAGGGGTAACTACCAATGATGCTGCACTCCGCACAATCGGCGCTCGCGAGCCTATCCTCTGGCCAATTATCCGGAAGATATCTGAACTACGTTCTCTTGGTGTGTTTCATTCCACCTTCGTGCTCGCGCCCCTCGACCGTGATCGCAGGATGCGCTGCACGTTTAATGTCGCGGGTACGGATACTTATCGTTTCTCATCGTCGAAAAATGCCTTCGGCACCGGGATGAACATGCAAAACATCCCGAAGGGTGGGGATACCGGAGAACTCGAAGACTCTCTGGAACTCCCCAACATTCGGGAACTGTTCATTCCTGATCCTGGCATGACCATGTTCGACATTGACCTCGACAGCGCGGATGCTCGAATCGTTGCCTGGGAAAGCGACTGCTCGTGGTTGAAGGCTTGTTTCAAAGCGGGAAAAAAGCCCTATGTCGAGATCATGAAGGAGTACTACCAAGATGACTCGAAGAGCAAAAAATCCGCTGAATATCCTATGTTTAAGTCTCTGTGTCACGGAACCCACTATATGGGGACGGCTGACGGCATTGCTCCGCGTATTGGGCTTGACGTTCGACATACGCAGCAGATTCAAGACTGGTACTTCAGCAAGTGCCCCGAAATTCCAGAATGGCACAAGGAAGTCATCAATCAAGTAAAAACTCGCCGTTATGTCGAGAATGCTTTCGGCTATAGAATTTACTTCTTCGACAAGCCTGAAGGGAATATCTTCAATCAGGCTGTTGCAGGCATCCCGCAGAGTAGCGTAGCGTGCCTTATCAACCGAATCTGGGATGATGTGGAAGAAGAACTCCCCGAATCTCGATTGCAGATTCTCCTACAGGTCCACGACTCTTTGGTTGGACAATTCCATACTGCCGAGAAATCGGTTATGATGGAAAACATCAAGAGGATCGGAAATAGTGTTGTAGTGCCGTACAAAGACCCCTTGTTCATTCCTATGGGGATTGTTAGCAGTGAGTCTAGCTGGGGAGAATGTGAGTGAATCTGATCGTATATCGAGGAAAAAGAGTTTTCATAGATACAGCGATTGAAGATCTTGACCGTCGCGTATCTTCCCTGGAAACTGCTGCCGAGACAGCACAAGCCGAGCAGCAAGGCTCGACATTTCCCGAACGCGACGCAACCAAGACGAACGCTGAGCAAGGGCTCTATCGCAAGTTCGACGTGTGCCGCGTAGACGGAAGCGACGCACCTGGCGGCAAGCACTACGGATGTGAATACTTCGTGCTCGATTTGAAGCACGACCAACACGCGCAGGCCGCGCTTCGTGCATACGCTCAATCGTGCGCAGAAACGCATCCTCACCTGTCGGCCGATCTTGTAGCGCGTTACGGAGAAGCCGAGCAGCAAGGCGACTTCGACCCCGAGCTAATGCGCGATGTGGCTATGCGCACGGTGCAGGCGATGGGCCTTGTCTATACGTCGGGTGCTGATCGATGGAAACCAAATATCGCGCACGCATCGGTCGAGCAGCAGGGCGACAGCGGGGCTGTCATGGCCGTGACTGAAATCTGCACGAAGTGTCCGGATTGGCCTTTCGACGAACGTTGCTGCGGAAAACGTATACGGGCCGCCGAGCAGCCCTCGGCGCGCGTGGCGTTGAGCGACGCGCAGATCGACGAAGTATTTCTCGAATGGAACTCTCATTGTCATGGCAACCCAATGGAAGCGCATCGGCGTTTTGCCCGCGCCA